ACAAAGCAATGTCACGGATCTCTGAGAGGCAAGCCTCATCAACCTTGGGCTTACCAGAGTCAGTCACCTTGGTAAACCGAGCACCCTGGAAGGTCTGCAACGCCCAGGCGATGTGCTGCCTGCTTGTTGGGTTGAAGTCCAGGAGCTTAGTCATAGGAGCACCAGCGACGTAGCCAGTCTTGGCGTTAGTACGTTTTGGTGTGAAGACCTTGCCAGGGAAGTAGCGATAATAGGTCGAAATTTTTTCTTGGATAGTATCAGCCTCACGTGAGAGTTCATCACGCACACGCTCAGCAGCATCCATATCAAAGCGGAAGCCGCTTGCTTCTTGTTGAGCCATCAGGCTCGCCATCTGCATCTCAAGTCTGACGCAATCAGGAATCTGAATCATTAGCCTCCTCAGTAATCTTGACAAATCCGAAGCGCTCATCTGCTTCTTTCTTTAGCTTGTCACCACGTTCTTTATGAGCGAGCTTGGCACAGCTCTCCATAATCTTGAGAGCATCTTCGACCGTAGCTTCAGGTACTTTTTCAGTGACAATCTTAAAGAGCTCAAGGAACTTCTCAGCTGCAGAAGACATCTCTTCTTTAGTTAGGGGGTCGTTCTTACCAGGCATCGTTCATTCTCCGTTGTAGTAGTTGAAATAGTTTGTATGTAACTTGAGTATCTTGAATGCAATAGTCAAGCATCTCTGGGGTGTACTCAGCCCAGCTACCTTCGTGCTTACCGAAGTCACCCTTAAAGCACTTAAGGCGGTAGCCCCAAGCCTCTAGGCTATGGCGTCCATATAGACGCTGTGGCATACCGTGTGGGCGCCGCTCAAAGTCACGATCAGTGATGTGCGGATAGTACAAACGACTAAGCACAAGGGTGTCTAAGATCTCACCGTTGAACTCAAAGTCAGGGAACTGTTCTTTGAGCAGTGGGATGTCATAGTTAATGATGTTATGACCCACAAGTAAGTCAGCTTTCTCAAGCTGCTTTACACCTTGAATGACAGCACGCTCAGGCTTGTAGTCAAAGACTTGCGGTGTGTCAGGGTCATCAAGGTCACGTGCAACAATGCAGTGAATGGTTGAGCCGCACCGGAGTAAACCTGTGCTCTCAATGTCAAACAAATAGCTAGTCATCAATGTCAATATCAGATTTATCTTTAGGGTCGTAGTCATCCAGCTCGTGTGGATTCGCGACAAATCGAGGATCAGCATCCTCGAAAATCGGAGTAATCTCGATCTCTAACTCACGAGCAAGACGTGCTGCTCTACGGAACTCGTCTTTGTAATACGGTTCCCATTCGTGTGCCGCAATTAAGAAGCGACGGATACCCATCAGGTAAGCCTGGAATACAGACGCACTGAATGGGTAGCGGGTGCTGTATATAACAGAACCTACGGTGGGTGTACCACGCTTAGCGCAAGTGGCAATGGCATAAGTAATACAATCAATTTCTACTTTGGAAGAACACAGGACTGACCTTCCATCACCAATAATTTCACGGTCACGTACCAAGACACAGCCACCTGGAACAATGGGATGCGTTGAGCCACGGGCGATTGCAGAAGCAATAGACATAAAATACTTGTCCTTATTCTTGATATAAGTTGGATCACCTTTTGGCGTTGGCATATCTCTCAATGTCTTTTATTCTCTTCTATATTAGGTAGTGAAACCTGAGAGTGCGATACGTGGATTACGACAAATTTATGGAAGAATGGAACAGTATGGATCCTGCAGACAAGCCTGTATATGCGATTGATTTCAGTAAAGTGCCGGGTCCGAGGAAAAATAGGTTGCCACTGCAAGGTAAGCACGCAAAAGATGATAAGTGGTTAAGGATTGCCAATATGTTTGAAGGTAATCCTGAAGACCGTGTGAACTCACCATCTCATTACACAGCTGGTTCACAAGAAGCCATCATCACAATTGAGGAAGCTATTGAGCACGCACCGAGCGTGTCCTATGGATTCTTGCAAGCACAGGTGCTGAAGTATCTACTGCGTGTGTGGCACAAAGACAATCCACTGGAGGACTTGAAAAAAGCACAGTGGTATCTCAATCGACTGATTCAAAAAATGGGAGGTACAGAATGAACCCACTTATCTTTTGTGAAGTACTCGCTGCATTAACAATCACTGGAGCTGTAGAAACAGCGCCAGGCTGGATGCAAGTAGATTATCTAACCGACGATGGTAGAGCAGACTTTATTGTGATCCCTAAAGCACATTACCAAGAATGTGATTTAGACCGTTAGAATTACATCAGCAACGTTTGAAGAACAACAGTTCATCACGTTGCTCTAATGTCTCGTGCGGCTGAATGTGAGGCATAAGGGTGTCGAAGGTATATTGATTATCGTAGAGCGAGTGAGTGAAATATACGTTGATACCATCGGTCAACTCACAATCAAAAGGTGAGTACCAGGCGTAGGGGATAAACGTTTGCCAAGGTTCAAGCTCGTGAGACACCCAACTGTTCAGTTCCTCTAGGCGCTGGGCAGTTTTTATTATGTGCTGCTCTTGTGCTTCAAGCTCAGGCACATAGGCAATGTTATCTTTATACAGCAGCGCGTGTTTCCACATCAGTGTGCCATCTTTATGTATCAACCTACAGGGGTGTACTACATTACCTGATGGCAAGTTATACATAAACGCTTTATGGATGTGCTTACTCATCAGATCATCCCCTTCTGCTGGTCATAGAACTCAAGGTCTTTAGCCCAGCTATCTCCTGCAAACTCGTTATAAATCACACGACCGATGTCACGGAAGGTGTTATAGAACAAGGTGACCTTATCAATATCACTGATGACTGACGTCTCAGGAGGACCGTAGACAATGGCATTCCACGTTGATGGGCAGACAGGTTCAAAGCCATTGCTTGTAGCCTTCAGCTGCTTGATACGTTTGAATGGTATGCAGACTGGGTAGTCCCAGATGACAGGTGATGCACGCAGAAGCTCTGATGCACTGGTAAAAAAGATAAAGCTATCGATGTAACCGTTACGGTACTCGTTGATAGTCTTGTTGAACCAGATACGAGAGTTACGGACAGCACCCTTGGGAGACACCCATACCTTGCCGTGCCAATGCTCTTGCAGTGGGTTGACTTCTATCGATGGAACAGACGTTGCATTAACAAGCACCTGCTGTACAGGATCAGAAGTAGGGTCAAAGTCGATAGCACCCATCACCGCACGCGCACGTTCAATAATCTGAGGCGTGGGATAGAGAGGTAGCTTTAGACCTTGAGCCTTGAGCTTATCCGCTAAATTCTTCTGCAAGCGCTCGGAGGCTTTCTTGGCTCCCGCCTGCTTCGACTGCAAAAGTTCTTGTTCCAGCATCACTAATCAACGTAATTAATACATTTTTACTCCAGTCATTTTCATCAATCTCTTCTAACAACTTCTGCAGGAACTTGAGAATCTCCTCATCCTCTTCGCGTTCAGCTACTCTGATATCAAATTCGATAGCGTGACCAGACATAAATGTCGTAGAGTCGTTGCACAAATTGATAACTAAAGAGCCTGCACCGTGCTTTTCAACACCAGTGATTGCGATATTAACAAGGTCATACAGAATTAACTCAGCAGTAGCAACAAGGAATTGCTGCTCCTGTTCTTTCTCTTTGCCAAATTTATTGGATCCGATTAGTTGCTGAAGTAGATCAGTACGTCTAGACATAACTTAATGACTCTTTAATTAGGATAAGTGTTCTTGATGAATAGTGTGGGGTTAGAACTCTTCAGTTTCTTCGTCAGTATTCTCTGCTGGTTTACGATACAAACCAGGCTGGTCAGGTTCAGTCTGACTGATGTGACGACCAGCAAGCATATCTGTCATTACTGCATCAAACCTTTCACCAAATCCAGTGTCTGGATTAAGTAATAGATCAGCACGTGCATCGATCTCTTCAGATTCATCTGCCCTTTGCTGCTCTCTGAGTGCTTCTTCAATGACGTACTCAGCAATCTGTTGCTTGAGTGTGTGAAGCTGACAGGCAAGCTCAAATGATTCGAGGTAGCTGTCTTGGTCAACAAAGACACCAACGTGTTGTGGTATCAGGTGAAACGGGTTACAGCAATACTTCTCACCGCAGGTAGTCTTGACTCCAGTGAAGCCAAGGTCACCCCAGGTAAACCACATTGCTACACGCTGAGGATGATGCTGTGTAGAAGAGCTGATACCGTGACGACGCCAAGCAAACTGTGGTTGCTTAGTTCGTTTGTTGATACACCCTTTCCACATCCAGCACTCGTCAGGGTCACTGATCTCAACTTGTGACCAGAACTTTAGTGCGCGTTTGCGTTCACGCTTAAGGAGCCGATCGATGTCAAAAGACAGTCGGCCCTCACGAGCAGCAGCAACGCACCGCACGCAAGCTTGATGGCTGTCGTAGCGCATTGAATGAGTGCTAAAGCGACCCAGTGAGTGACCTGTGTATATACAGAGCTCACCTTCTTCAGCAGTGTTTGACATCTGCAGATGACGTCTGCCATATGCGTGACCTCCTACTTTACGACTGGGCTGTGCTTCACTCATAATCAAAAACTATTTTCAGGCTTCACATAGCTACCACCAAGTGCTGGATACTGTTCTTCAGTTGGAAGTGCAGCCAACTGAGTAGTAATCATATACTCATAGCGTGTGCTATTTTCATACTTTATACGAACAAGCTTTGCTTTGGGGGTGTAATACTCAGGCTTACCTACGACAAGTGCTGTCATATCATTGGATTTGACACGCACACGTAGTCCGATATCGATCTTGTTGGGATTCATTGTTTGAAATATAGATTAAGGGGCGTAGCTTTCGATGAATTCTTCTAGTGTGAAGTACTCATCGCAGCAAGTTTCTTGTAGTAGTTGCTCACGGTTCATCGTGGCAACTTGTTTGACGTACTCTTCAGGAGTACATTCGCCTGGTTCTATGCCTTCGTGGCACATCCATTCGTATTCATTGATAAGTGCTTCACGGATTTTGTCATCAGAAATCATTGAGGATATGGTCTTCGTTTAATGGATCACTTTGTGGACGCTGCCAGATACGGACAGACTTACTCTTACCGTTGGCATCTTTACGGCTAGTCACTAGACGACGCCAGCCCATAGCCTGCAAAACATCAGCAACACGACGTGCTTCACGTCTGCCTTGACTGCGAGGGTCAAGCTCCAGTGCATTAGTCAAGACCTCAGCAGCTGTAACCTCGCTGCGGATAGCGACGTAGCCAGAGACCTTATCCATCCACGGGTCAGGGTCACCGAACTCTTGGATGTATTCAGCAATAGCAGCGATCTCACCGCTATTGAACTCGTAATCCTCACCTTTGCGGTATGCATCAACTGCTGCAGCCCACAGTGAATCACGTTCATCGACAAGCTGACGCCAGGGAATCTGGAAGCCAGCACCAATCTCAAGTGGAACAAAGCGACGGTTACCCGTGCTGTCAACAAGGAACTGGTTACGGTTAGTCGTACCGATGAGAACAAACCGACGGTGCAAACGCTCAGGCAAGCTGGCATATGGACGACGCACTTCATCACATCGAGTAGTAATGAGGTTCTTGAAGTTCTCAATGTTCCTGATGTTAAAGTAGTTATCAATCTCAGGAAGCTCAAGCATCCAAGCAACGTGCAGCCTGTACTGCTCTTTCATCAGTGTCTCTAGAGGTGTAGTCACCTCAGAGAACAAAGCAGGTGGTACAAGGTTACGGGAGAACATTGACTTACCAACACCTTGTGCACCCACCAAGATGGGCAGCCAAGACATTGAGCAACCAGGATTGAATGCACGGGCAACAGCACCGATCATCATCCGCTGCATTGCCAAAGTAGCAATGTTGTGCTTATTACCTAGAAAGACTTCACCGATGCGATCCCAATCCTTGTGAGGCTTGGCGTGTGCACTGCAGTGATCTAGGTACCGCCGGATAGGACAGTAGCTATTCTTCCCTGCTGCATATTGAATAGCAGCTTTCACCCTAGGCTCAGGAATAAAAACACCGTACTCACAGGAGAGTTTGGTAGTCATCAAGTCAAGGTCATTGCCTTGTAGAGCAATGGTCCTACCAGTAGTGTCGGTGTATTCAATAGCACCAGTCAGTTCGTTACGACGCAGGTCGTGAAGAATCTCCTTGACTTGACGGACATCTTCTTCACGTTCTTTAGCTGCATCGGACGAGGACTTTTTTGGCCGACCTCGTTTCTTAGCAACCGATACATCAGGTAACGGTTCTGGTTCGATCATATTTGCCTCCTTTTTTATAGCTGACCTCGATTCATTTATAACTGAATCCATATCAGGAAGTGGATCAGTCTCGGTATAACCAACGGCACCACCAACTGCACCGAACCTAAGGTCAGCAGGTAGCCGTGAAGTCCAGTTAGGGTCTTGCCTTTTAGCCATACCGTAGAGCGTGGTGTGACCAGCAAAGTTGCCCAAGCCACGCCACTTAAATGGCTGTGTGTTCTCGTGCTTTTCACCGTGGTGACCACGTAATACCCAGTCAACCCAGTCATCAAAAATGACCTCTCCTACGCCCGCACAAGCAGCCATAACAGGCACGAAATATGATTCGTACTCTTCATCCTCAGAGGGACGCAGCAGCTCACGGAGGAGCCACTGGCAACGCTTGACGTCGATATCAGTGACATCACTGTGAACGAAGTTGGTAGTCTCTTCGTACTCAATGTCTTGAAGCAGGAAAGCAGGCACCATTGCAGGCTCATTGAGTTTGACCTCAGCCTTGGTGTTGCCATACCACAGCCGCTCTGGCTTCTGACCGCAGTTATCTTTGAGCTCATCAAGCCCAAGCTCTTGCAGCAGACGATTAACAATCA